CTGACCGCGAAACAGTGGGCCATGTTCTCCTCCACGCACTTTGAGGAGGGGTATGTCCTGAACTGCCCAGACGTGATTGACGCTTACGATAAGCGGATGGGGAAGGCTGGGGCGTCATGATCGACGGGTGGGGAGTATCGTTGCCTGATTGCTGGCTCAGTGAATGGATGATATCGAGGATGTGCACGAAGAAATGGGAGGATGATGCTATGCGAGACTGGATGGAGAGATTGGTTGAAGAGCGTGACGAGTTGAGCGAGCGGCTGTTGAAGCTGCGGGCGTTCCTGAAGCCTCCGCAACAAATTGGATCAGGCTTGACCGCCGCGAAGATGGAGCGCTTAGTCCATCAGGAGCACTTAATGACCCTGCTCCTTGAGGTCCTTGAGCTGCGGATCGAGGCAGAGCCGGACGCGCCGCGCATTGCCCGTGTCTGTTTTGACGACCTGCCTTGTCTGAAGGAGGAGCCCGTAGGCCTCCGGCCGGAGTTCATCGTGCGTGAGAAGCGCCTTGTGGAGATCAAAGACGCCATGGATCGCTCTGCGGCTCACAAGAAGCCGATTCCGTATGAGTGGTGTCAGGAGTATTTCAAGCTGGAGAAGGAGCAGCGGGTTGTCCGTAGTAGCGGTTGCGCCTCTGCGGTTGGCGGGAAGGTTGGCTGATCATGGGTGAAGCACTTTGGAGACAGTTCCTTGAGGAGGAGGTCACCGACCTCCAGATGGCCTTGCTTTGCGGCGGGGTGCATGGCCTGATGGCCGAGTTCGAAGCGTGGCTGCAGCGCAAGGGGCTGCTGAAGACGGAGCAGGATCTCGCCAACGAGAAAGCGGCCAGCGTTCCGTCCGCGACCACGAATACAAGCGTGTGGCCTAATGGGACCGGACTCAGCTTCAGTAAGTGGGTTGCGAAAGCATTCCAATACTTCCAAAAGGTCGAACAGGAGGACACGGAGGGTTCCGTGATCGTGTACGACAGGATCAACCTCACAACACGGTGCCTGATACCGAAGAGTAGGGACTACATTCCGTGGAAGGTTGACTCCGGAGGAGAGGATGAATTTGTCTGGACGGCAAGAGAACCGTTCCCGTTTTAAGGGGCTGAAAGAGATCGTGATCGGCCTGCTGATCATGGGCGCCATCTTGATTCTGCTGGCGATAGCGGTGGCGGAGACGCTGTGGCCACTGGTGCGGATGGTGCTGGCGTGGAAGTGGTGTAGGTCATGACCGCCCCACTATGCTTGAAGCAAGGTGAAGAGGGTAGGCAGTGCCAAGTCTGCAGCCATGGCTTCCCGAAGGAGATCCGGCTGGCGTGCCCGTACCACTGCCGTAAGTACGGGGTTCTGGTGCCTCGGACTGGGACGTGTCATGATTTCAGGCGGGTGACGCTTGAGGAGTGCGAGCAGTGGGCCGAAAGGCTTCTGGGGAGAGTGAAGTGATCCGGCGCGTGGTGCGCCAAGGAGGGCAAGATGGAAGAACTGACGATGAAGCAGGAGTGTACCAATCTCCGCACAGACATCCAGAGCTTGAAGATCAGGCTCGCGGTGCTGCATGAGCACAGCGCATTCGATAATGAGGACATGATTCTGGCGCGCGGGGAATGCCCCGACAGCCAGAAAGCCAACATGCACGCTAACATCACGCTGGCGTTTCGCCATCTTGAGGACGCGCGGATGCGAGTTGGAAAAACGATTCAGGCCGCAATGGGTGGCGTGAGCGTTTACGACGAGGCATAGAGATCATGGAGAAGTCCGGCGCCAAACAGCTCCCCCCCGGCTACAAGGCGCGGTGTGATCGCCACACGCTCCTTATGATGGGGGAGGCTAAGAAGATCTGGAACATCGTCCGCGAGTTCTGCGGTGACTCGTATGTCGCACAGGCGCAGGATGACGGTCTGACGGTCAGGATCTACAAGGGGGAGGCGCCGGACTGCCTCGACTGCAACGACAGAAAATGGATGGTGCGGGCCGTGGAACGGCACGAGGGATTCCTGATCCCTGAAGTGTTTGCTTGCCCGCGGTGCAACGAGGACGGGCTCCAGCCGCCCGCGATGGAGGGGGAGAAATAATATGAACCAAGTACCCACGCGAATCCTTGACAGGATCGAGAACGATTTCACGTACCACGCCCCCGGCGGCGATCAGGTCGAACGCTACGGAGCGCTACGCGCAAAGGGCAAAGAGCTTGCCCTGCATATCGTGGAGAACACCCCCGAGTCACGCGAGCAGTCGCTTGCGTTGACCAAGGTGGAAGAGGCCATCTTCTTCGCTAACGCGGCAATCGCACGGAACGAGCACCACGATGCCTGAGTGTATCTGGACCACCCCAGCTCACTACCGCATGAAAGATCCAGACGGCGCCATGTTCCCATGGCCCGCCGTTGAGACCCCCCGCCGCCGGACATTCGTATCCGGCGATACGACCCTCACCCGCATGGAGGCCGGGGTGTACATGGCCCACGACAACGGGAGCATAAGGGCCTATATTCTGATACCAGACGAGATGGTCATAATGACAAGGGAGCAGAATGGAATCTTCACAGACCCAGACTGAGAAGCGAGAAGCGATCTGCAAGCGCTGTGGCGAATGCTGCAGGATCAAGTTATTGACACCAAAGGGGCGGCCTATGCCTACCGCGGAGTTCTGCCCGTGTCTGGATCTTGAGACCAAGCGTTGCCAAGTGTACGAGCACCGCTTTTCAGTTCTGCAGTTGATTGATGGTAATCACTGCATGGCCATCACAGATGCCGTCCGACATTGCCTTGTGCCGCCATCGTGTGCCTACGTTCCAGACCGCTTTCCGAGCATGGAGTTTGATGCCGAGCTGTACCGCAAGAGCGTGGCATGGCCGGATCGGTTACGCCTGAAGGCGCAAGTAGGATCTGGGCGCAAGAAATTGAAACGGCTGCTCACAGAGCATCCAGAATGGAGAGGAGAATCTGGCCGGACGTAGACTATGACCATTGGAACCGCACCGAACATTACAGAAATAAACTCTAACGGGTATTGTTGTAAATGTGCGTCGTTGACTGGTTAAGCCTGCGTCCGGTCTTTCATCATGACAACAGGACTACGGGTAGCGAAGAAGGTATCCCGGCACGAGCTGGGGTTGAGAGTCAATGAGTTGCTCGATCACAATCAGCAGCTCGGCATGCACATGGCCGCCTGCCATAGCATTATGAAGTTGGCGCACACCGAGGCCTGTACGGGGTATGATTCTTTGAACCTGTCGATCCTTCCAAGCGACAGGAAGAACCGGAAGCGGTTCGAGGAAATTGCGACACTGCTCGGCCCGTTCTGTGTCGGGCCTCCAACAGAAGAGGAGCAGGAGTATGAAGACAGAGCCAAAGGTGATCAAGGGGAAGGTCAGGACGGTGGACTTCGAGACGGGGAAGGTGGCGAGGAACCCGCAGGGAAATCCGCTTGACGGTGGCGGGTGGAAGACCAATAAGTTCGGGTGGGGAAAGGCCAGACGCCAGTCCATGTATGTGAATGGTGATCAATGAGCACCGCTGTAGCCCCGCGTAATATCCACTACGTTGCAGAGCCTACCGCTCATATCTTTCACAGGTCGAATGCCTTTGTACGTGGTATCCGTGGGCCTATCGGGTCCGGCAAATCCTCCATGTGTTCCATGGAGCTGATCATGCGCGCTATGGAGCAGGAGCCGTATGATGGAGTCCGGTACACGCGCTGGGCAATCATCCGGTCAACCTATCCAATGCTCCGCGATACCACCCTGAAGACCTTTCAGGACTGGTTGCCTGAAGAGCTTTGTCACATAAAGATGCAACCCCCTTTCACGGGGCTGTGGGAGATGCAGCTCTCGGACGGGACCAGCGTACACGCAGAGTTCATCTTTCTGGCGCTGGACCGTGAGGACGATGTAGGCAAGTTGAAGTCTCTTGAGCTCACAGGCGCATGGATCAATGAGGCATGCTAGATCCACAAAGCAATTTTCGATATGGCCGTAGGCCGCGTTACCCGCTATCCACCAGAGCGCTTGGGGTGGCCTACGTGGTGCGGGGTGATCATGGACACCAACCCACCGGATGACGATAGCTGGTGGTATGATCTGGCTGAAGTCGAGAAGCCGCGCGGATACGAGTTCTATGCGCAGCCTCCGGCCATGTTGGAGATCCCAGCCAAAGACAAGAACTCACGCCCCATGTGGGTGCCTAATATGGGACAGAGCACGTTCCTGCCAGTTGAGAACATCACCCATTTGAAGCTCGGGTACGATTACTATAACAATCAGGTGCCCAGCAAAACACGGGAATGGATCCGCGTCTTTCTGCAGGGCTTCTACGGCAACTCCATTGAAGGCAAACCGATCTACACCGAGTACAACGATGATGTACACGTAGCCGACGAAGAGCTCAAGGTGCAGCGCGGCATGCCGCTGATAGTCGGGCTTGACTTCGGTCTGACCCCTGCCGCGGTATTCTGCCAGCAGACCCCACAGGGGCAAGTGAGGGTGCTGGAAGAGCTGTGCTCTGCAGATTCAGGCATCAGGCGCTTTGCCAGAGACATCCTCAACCCGCATATCAGGTCACACTACAGCGATATGGTAATCGAGTACGTGAGCGATCCGGCGGGAAGCCAGCGCGGGCAGACAGACGAGTCAACCTGTATCGAGATCCTTGCTGAAGAGGGGATCTATGCAGAGATGGCAGAGACAAACCTCTTTTCGCGGCGCAGGGAGGCTGTGGCCAAAGCGCTTACAACGATGATAGACGGCCGCCCGGGGTTCCTCGTGAACTCAAGATCTAAGCTGATCCGCAAAGGATTTGCCGGAGGATACCGCTACCGCAAGATGCGGATGCAGACCGGAGACGTGTACGCGAACGAACCGGAGAAGAACAAGTATTCCCATCCGCACGATGCCCTGCAGTATGCCGTCATGCGTCTTTTGGGGTCAGGATCCAGCGGCCCGCGAGACCAGAGCACGCACCATGGCGGGACACAGGATGCCTATCACGTTGAGGTAGAAAGTGCAGAAGGGTGGGCGTAATAGGCTTGACTTCAGAAGATCAATATGGTAGGTGCCATGCCACGATGAAATCGCATAAGGCACAATTCTAAGTAGGATGTGAAGTCATGAACCATCAACGTGTAGACAATTTGCAATAGTCCTGCTCACTGATCATGAGTGGGGCCAAGTTTCGATTTGAAGAGAGCTCATACGGGGGCCGTATTCCTCGTATGGGCTCTCTTTATTGCGTCAGGTGAAAGACTCTATGCCAACATCAACCGAGATAATCGGAAAAGTAGCAGAGAAGAACCCCACCAATATCCGCTTTGTGCCCAACGATGCCCTTGTTGCCGCCGAGAAAGAGGCGCATGCCGCACATGCCGCCCAGATGAACCCAGTTTTCGTTGACCTTGGCGGGCATATCGATGCCTGTTTCGAGGCAAACCGAACCTACCGCGAGCAGTCGGGAATCGATAAACTCATGCTGGAAGCGCTCGCGCAGCGCAACAGCGAGTACACGTCCGACAAACTCACCGAGATCGTGAAGCAGGGCGGATCCCAGATCTTTATCGGCCTGACCGGAGTCAAGTGCCGCGCTGCAGAGGCGTGGATCAATGACGTGATGGTAGGTGAACAGAGGCCATGGCGCCTGAAGCCCACCCCCGAGCCGGACCTACCACCGTTTGCTGAACAGATGATCACTCAGCGAGTCATGCAGGAGTGGGAGCAGCAAGTTGATTCAGGAACAGTCCCGGGTGAGCAGGACATTTTTGATATGGTGTATGGTCTCCGCGAGCAGATTGAAACGGAGATGCACGAAGATGCGGCCAAGCGCGCTACGAAGATGGAGACGCGCATTGACGACAAGTTTACGGAGGGCAAGTTTAAGAAAGCCTTCGATGAATGTATCTCCGACATCGTTACGCTGAAAGCCGGAATCATCAAGGGCCCCATCCTCCGCAAGCGCAAAAAGATCAAGTGGCGCAAAAGCCTGATCGACGGCCGGACAGTCCATCAGATTGTTGACGAAGTGACCCACGAGTGGGAGCGTGTCAGTCCGTTCGACATGTACCCATCCGCCGGATCAACAACTTGTCAGGATGGTGACCTTGTTGAACGCTGTCGGTTTGAGCGCAAATCCCTCCTTGACCTACGCGGCACCCCAAACTACATCGATGACGCCATTGATCTTGTTCTGAAGCTCTACGGTCAGGGCGGCCTCCGAAGTATTTGGACCTCCACCGATCAGGAGCGTGCCAAGCTGGAGGACAAGGGCGATATCACGATGAAGGACCGCAACTCCATCGAGGGCCGCGAATACTGGGGCAGTGTTCAGGGAAAGATGCTGATCCAGTTCGGATACCGCAAGGACTGCCGCGGCCAGAAGATCGAGCCACTCAAGGATTACGAAGTCAACGCGATCAAAATTGGCACGTATATCATCTACGTCACCGTCAACCATGACCCCCTCGGCCGCCGTCCCTACTCAAAGAGCGGGTGGGGCAAGGTTGTTGGCTCGTTCTGGTATCAGGGCGTACCTGAGCTCATGAGCGATCTCCAGAGGATCTGTAATGCCTCCGTTCGCTCCCTCGTGAACAACATGGGTATTTCCTCTGGGCCGCAAGTCATCATCGATGATATCACACGGTTGGCAAAGGGGCAGAACATCACCAGCCTCCGGCCGTGGAAAATCTGGCAGTTTGTCAACTCCATCCGGTCACAGATCAAAGCTATCGATTTCTTCCAGCCGGACTCTAATGCCGACGACCTTATGGCTGTCTTTGACAAGTTCATGCAGTTGGCCGATGACTTCACTGGGATCCCCGCCTACACCTATGGCAATGAGCGTGTGGCCGGAGCAGGCCGGACGGCATCCGGTCTATCTATGCTGATGAACAGCGCCGCACGCGGAATCAAAAAGGTTATCGGCCGCCTTGACCTCGATCTCCTATCTCCCTCGATCATGAAGGAGTTTGAGTGGCATATGCTCTACGATCCCGACGAGTCCATTAAGGGCGATGTGACCGTTGAACCGCAGGGCATCCTCGCTATGATCATCAAGGAACAGATGGCCTCACAGCGCCTTGAGTTCCTTGCCGCCACCAACAACCCGACAGATGAAGATATCATGGGCGTTGAAGGACGGGCAAATCTCCTTCGGGCGGCGGCGGATCCTCTGCAGCTTGGGCCAAAGCCTGTTGTCCCAGACGATGACAAGATTCGGGAGATGGCGGAGCGCAAGAAGGCGCGCCGCGAACAGATGGAAGAACTTGAGTTGCAGGCTGCACAGATGCAGCTTGCCGGGACACAACCACAACAGTAGGAGTAGGGTCATGAGGAAAAGTATCATCATCGTCGCCATTCTTGGCGTCATCTTGTCGGGAGCCGCTCTGGCGGCTGACCGCGAACAGTATCACATCACCGAGCTCACGCTTGGAGATCCAGCCGTAAAGCTCACGGCTACCGCATCGGAAATCAATGCGGTTGCGGACGTGTCGGCACGTCAAACGACTGCCAGCTTGACGAACGGGGCCGCACTGACGTTGAGTGCGTCAACCCCTGTCGTTATTTTGACTGGTACTGGCGGCGCAAATGATACTACCAACACGTTTACGCTGACATCGCCGTGGCCTGCAGGAGTAGAGTTCACACTGGTTGCCGCCGTCGGGACAACGAACCTTCTCCTACTCGCTGATGCAACCACGACCGTTTCTCTGGGATCGAGTTGGTTGGCCGACGAGACGGACAGCTTGAAGTTCTACACGGTATCCACGACCGCCCTATCCAAGACTGGCGGGAGCGACAATTAGGAGCGCATGAAGCGTTACGAGGAACAATCTAAGGAGCGTCAGCTCGTTCAGGCGATGGTGAACATTCGCCTGCGCTGTCGCACCGAATACACAACCCTCCTGCAATGGCTCAAAGACTCGCGTCAGGGCCAGCAGGATACAAATGACGAGCTTTCGGGTGATGACGCCTCAAAGGGGAAGGGTTATTCCCTTTGCCTGCGTGACATCATCACAGATTTGGAGTCATCTACGGAGAGTCTTGCCGCTATACAGGCAGGCACCGCGGATTGACCCGTGTTTAGAAACCCGTCGGGATACCGCATAAGCGGACCCGGCACCCGTGCATACCCGTTAGGGAGCACAAAAGGAGCATGATGGACGGAATCCCAGATGCAGTAGCACAACAGGCAGCGGAAGCAGACGCAGCACTTGAAGCAGAGTCCCAAACTCGCGCTAACGGTGCGCCGATGCCCCCCCAACCGCAGACGGTACAAGCAGGACCGGACAGTGGGAATCAGCCCCCACACCAGCCCGTAGCTCCCGTCATGGAAGGGAACGTAGTGACGATAGCGGATCTCGGACGCGCAAGCGCCCCCGCCGCTCCCGGCACACAGCAGCCTCCGGCACCTACCACGGAGCAGCAGCTCGAACAGGCGAATCAACGCTGGCGCACGGCGCAGGGCATGATTGCAGCCAAGGACAAAGAGCTTGCAGATCTCCGCGCGAAGCCACCGGAAGCAGCACAACCCCCGCCGCCACCGCCTCAAGCATTCTCGGGCGACAGCGCCTATCAGTCCCACCTGACCGAAGAGGAACGGGAGGACTACGATAGCCGTGATGACGCACTCGGCATTTCTGGCCGTGCGGTACTTGGCATCATTGAAGCCGAGTTCGCTGGGCTACGGAAAGCGCTTGAAGGTCGTATTGATACATTGGATCAGTACCGACTGGAGAGCGAGCACTCCGAGCAAGAGGATCTCGTGTGGAGCGCCGTTGAGGCGATATCACCCGGGGCGAGAGATATCAACCAGTCTACGAATCCAACGTGGCTGGAATATCTAGGTGGACCAGACCCCAATAATCCCGGCCGGACTCTCCAAGAGAGCGCACAGACGTTCTATCAGGCTGGAGCGATACGGGATCTGGCGGCCATCGTTGATGACTACAAGCAGCAGTATGGCTGGTCTCCGCAGGATTCGTCCACAGTGAACTCCGACATGATCAGCGGCCAATTCAAGCCAGCGCGGACGAGCGGGAGCTCGGCGCCAGTGGCACAGCAGAAACCTTTGATACCTGAATCTGAGGTAGAGAAGTTCTATGCTGACCGCGTGAAGGGCGTGTATGACGGCCGCGACGAAGAGGTAAAGACTATTGAAGCCGCTATCGACGAAGCCGCGGCGGAAGGACGTATTCTGGTTGGGACGTAACCTCCCCAGCCTGTCTATCCGCTGCCCGAGATACTGGCATGATGATTAGATAGGAAACATAACCATGTATCCAGTTGCAGCAGGAACACGGAACATTGCGGCTACTACGATGCGCTATGTGCCCACGATCTATTCGGGTAAACTTCTGGTGAAGTTCTACGCCCGTTCAGTCGTGGCCGCGATCTCCAACACGGAATACGAAGGCGATATCAAGGAACAAGGCGATACCGTCTATATCCGCACCACGCCGGACATCACCGTGCGGGATCACACCAAGGGTCAAGCCCTTGTGCACGAGCAGCCGACAAGCACCCCGACTTCGCTCCTGATTGATCAGGGGAAGTATTGGGCGTTCGCCACCAACAAGATCGACGACAAGCAGACGGACATCAAGAAATACACGGAAACGTGGACGGACGATGCCTCGAAGCAGTTGAAGATTGCCATCGACACCGATGTTCTCGGTACGGTGTATGCAAGCGCCCACGCATCCAATCAGGGTGCCACGGCCGGAGCGATCTCCGGTAACATCGACCTCGGCGTCACGGGATCACCCGTCGGCCTGACCAAAGCGAACGTGTTGGAATACATCGTTGCAGCGGGTCAAGTGCTTGACGAGCAGAACGTACCGGAAGAGGGCCGCTGGATGGTTATTCCGGCGTGGATGTGCTCGTTGATCAAGCTGTCCGACCTGAAGGACGCCTCGCTCGCCGGAGACGCCACGAGTATCCTGCGGAATGGCCGTATCGGCATGATCGATACGTTCACCCTGTACAAGTCGAACCTGCTGGCGACAACCACCGACGGCGCCAACACGGTTACGAACTGCATATTCGGCACCAACCACGCGTTCACCTTCGCGTCACAGTTGACCGAGAATGAAAACCTGCCGAACCCGTTCGGTTTCGGGACTCTGTTCCGCGGCCTGCAGGTCTACGGTTTCGAGGAAATCAAGCCGGAAGCGCTGGGCTGGTTGTACGCCTACAAGGTGTAGGTCCGTAGTTTCTGGAACACAGAAAGAAGGAGCTAAGTCATGGCTGACTATGCAACAAAAGTTGCCACGGTAAATCGTGGTGCGTTCCCTGCAATGGGAGCGAAGACGGGTCTGATTGAGGTTGAGATTGATCTCACTGCCATCAATTCGGGCACTCTCGCTGACGCTGATCTGCTTCAGGCATTCTCACTCCCCGTCGGCACGTACATTCATGCCGCCGGAATGGAAGTGACTGAGGCGGTCGTTGGTGCAGCACAACTCGTACTGGATCTGGGGCTTTCGACCCTCGGAGCATCACTGTTCTGCGACGGTTCGGATACGGGGTCCACTTACGACATCGGTACGAGCGGTTCACAGAAGGCTGTTGGGACATACTCCCAGCAGGCCGATCCTATCACTACTACGGTAGTTGGTAAGAACGGCGCAGTTATCAGCACGGCTGACACTCTGGACATCACTGTGCAGGCTATCACGGGGACTAGCGCCACCCTGACGGCGGGCAAGGTGCGCGTCTGGGCTGTCATCACCGACGTTGATGGAATGAGCGGTTAAGATCCGTTAAACCGGGAATCCAGACCGAGCGGGCGGAAACTCCCGTCCGCTCGGTTTCTCACGGGAGGCACGTCTATGCTGTATCCACTCTCCATAAGCAATCGCTTATCGACGGCAATCCCGCACCCATTTTCTGCATCACTACACCAACCAACCGCGGAATATCATGAAGAGAATCATTCTGGCTACCTGCCTGCTGGTAAGCTCGTTAGCATTTGCAGGCGACAAAACCATAACTATCGTGAGTGACTTATTCGATGCGAAGTCGATATCCGCAGGAACAAACGCGGTAAGCTCCACGGTTAGTCTGGCTGCCTATAAGGCCGTTGGATACTGCAGCATTCAAGTGTCGCTCGCATCCGGCGTGATCGACGCGATTACGTTTGAGGTGACCAACGACGGCAGTACATGGTCAGTGGCCACTATGAATGTGGAGGGGGCTTTCGTGGATCTCGTGTATGACGAGTTCACCACCACTTCCGGTCCACAGACAAACGGTATTGATCTTATAGGGATCGGGTTACCGATCTGTAAACAGTTCAGAGTGCGATGCGCAGCCACGTCCAATCTGGTTGTTAGCGCGTCTCTCGTCCACCAGTAATATGGAGAATTGTCATGCGTAAGATATTTGTTTTTCTTTCCGCGCTCGTCCTGATGTGCGGCTTTTCGCTCGCTGGGCCTTGGGGAACGAGTCCTATTGATAACTCTGCGGCTATTGCGGCGGGTGATGCGGCTACTTTGGCCGCGCTAAGCGTGCACAGCAACCTTGACGCAAACGCAGCGCATGGAGAAACCGATCCTGTATTCACGAATTGGCTGGCCAGCTACAACGAAAGCGATCCTGTGTGGGTAGCTGCACTCGCGGCAGGTTTCACGCTGGGCGGCGACCTGAGCATGGGCAGCAACGCCGTGGAGTATGTGCGCGAGGTGGGGCTTATTGCCGTGGACTATACGGCTACAGGTTCGGGTCTTGTGCCTGACATTGACGGGTACGACTTCATGCAGACAGGAACGTATGGCGGTAGCAACCTTTACACGAGCGCCGATGGTGTCTATGTGCAGTTCTGGGGTTTCAGCGTTTGGAATGTGTCGGACTCAGTGACGAATGGCGGAGGGTGGGCAAGTGCAACCATCACGGGCGTGTACGCGCCGGGAGACTACACTGGGAATCTCACCATGTCCGCCGCCTCCATCCCCGCCCAGACCCTCACCGCCCGCGATGTAGCAGGCATCCACGACGCCGCCCAACTCACAGGCAACGTACCCATAGCCCGCATGACGAACGGGCTGGCGAATCCCGGCGCGACGTTGGCGCTGGCTACGGATGGGAATGATGTAATCATAGGCGATGGAACGGCGGCGGCTACTCTGCACGTCGTAAGCACGGCAACCAATAACGAGATTGCCATTCAGTTCAACACCGCAGAAGGGTTGGCGTTCAACATAGACGGGGACCGCGACATCGAGGTTCCCGGCACAATGGACATTGAAGGAACACTGGACATGGGCGGCGACATAAGGCACTTATTGGACGGCAACACCTATATCCACTTCGCCGTTGATGAGGTTAGTGTTTCGGCTGGCGGGATCGAAGGGATCAAGATAAGTGAAACAACGCAGAACACAGTCACGATCAACGGCAACACGGACGATGTTGACACGACGATCTATGCGACAAACGGGGCCGCGATATTCGTTGAGGGGTCAAGCGGCAACGTCGGCATCGGCACCGCCGCGCCATCGGCCAAACTGCATGTGGCGGGGACCATGCAGGTTGACGATCTCATGTGCGAGCAATCCTTCATGGAATACACAACGCAGGCGGTGGCTAGCGGAACGGCAGAGATCATCGAGGCGCTTGAGGATAACCGCGTTGACGCCTCATACACCACGACCATATCGAATTGCATAGTGACCACGGCGGGGTGGTACGATTGCTCTGTACACCTTACCATGGAATGGGCCGCAGCCGCCGAGGGTGATCTTTACATGAGGACCAACGGTGTATTGGCTCTGGACGTTGGCGGCAACCGCATTGGGTTTGATTTCAAGGTCAGGGATACCAGTCAAGCGGTGAATGGAAGCGACCGCAAAATGATGTACCTGACCGCTGGCACATCCGTTGAATGGTGGATCAAGGCGGACGCAACCACGGACGTAGTTTTTAAGCACGGGACAAGCCGTGCTGAACGCAGATAAACACAAGGGGCAGAAGCCAGAGAAGATCAAGCCCGCGAAGAAACCGAAGTGGCTTGACGATTGGGAGAAGGCGCGGAAATGATTGCAGCGATAACCATAGCCTTCATCGTGTCGGCGGCAATGATGGCAGCGATGGACATAGCAGCGACACGACAATAGCAACGGGCAACAGCCCAAGGAGCAGACGTGATCATAGACACAATAGTACGCAAACAAGCAGCAGTGCAATTCGTGGTGGGCCAGCGCAGCACGTCCATGGCGCATTACGACCTATCCGATG